GAAATGCACACCCTTCTTTATATTATGACACACACAACACACAAAGGAGATATAAAATGACACCATTTGAAATTCGATTAGAATTAGTTAAGTTGGCAAAGGATATGCTTTCTGAGGAATATCATTCCAAAAGAAACATGGTTGAGCAAGAGTGGAACAATGAAGTTGGTGCTGCTATAAATGTTAGCAGAGAACCACCAAAGGCTCCGACTTTGCCAAACTATTTCTCAGAGCATGACGTCATTGCAAAGGCAATTAGCCTCAATGAATTCATTTCTGGAAATAAGCAGTTCCTGTAAGACTCAATAGAGTCAGAGGGTGGTGGTGCGAACCACCACTCTTTTCTTTCCACTGCAATAATGGAGACCTAAACATGAATGCAGTAGATATATTACATCATGTAGAAAAATATTTTGATCGCAATCATAGTTTGTTTTGTATGTGGGGTGGGTTGTTCGCCTTTATCTTTTTTGCAATGTATGTACCATTCAGTATGGTAGATCGTATGCAAAACAAACTTGAAGCACAACAAAATGCTAACGTGCTTCTACATTCCGAAATTGAAACTCTCAATCGCAAAGTTGAGTTTCTAAATCTTTCTTATGAAAGAAAACAAGCAGTCATGAAAGAAGTTGAATGCTTGGCTCGTAACATCTATTACGAAGCAGGATCTGAGCCACGCGCTGGCAAGATTGCCGTTGCTGAAGTCACAATGAATCGTGTAAAAAGTCGACAGTTCCCAAGAACTGTATGCGGTGTTGTCTATCAAAAGACCAAAGGGACTTGTCAATTCTCTTGGGTTTGTGAAGATAAAAAAGGTATTCGCAGTCGTAGTATGTGGCGCGAATCATTGCAGATCGCTGAAAATATTTTGATTTCTAAACAGAAGTACGGTATAATAGGTAACGCATTGTATTTCCATGCAGACTACGTTGATCCTGCATGGTCGAATCAAAAGATTTTGATAAAGCAAATTGGCAATCACATATTTTATCATTGAGGTTTTATGAGAATTATTGAAGACGTGAAGTTAGATTACAAGGATGTTCTCATTACACCTAAACGATCTACTCTTGCTTCGCGCAGTGAAGTTTCTCTTGAGAGAAAATTTAAATTCAAACATGGCGGTGAGTGGTCTGGCGTTCCAATTATTGCTGCTAACATGGATGGAGTTGGCACCTTTGAGATGGCTGAGGAACTCAACAAGCATAAGTGTTTAGTTGCTGTCACCAAACATTATCCTGAACATGATTTGATCAATCATTTCGCATTGAGATTACATAGCAGCATTTATTCCTTGGGTATCTCAGATGCTGATCTGCAGAAGTTCGATAATGTCTACTACTCTGCTGTTCTTCATCAAACTATGAAAGTTTGTGTTGATGTTGCGAATGGATATACACAAGCATTTGTTGATTTCGTTTCACGATTTCGCGACAAGTATCCATCAGCAATACTGATGGCTGGTAATGTTGTCACACCAGAAATGACAGAGGAATTAATTCTATCTGGTGTCGACATCGTGAAAGTTGGCATTGGTCCTGGCTCTGTGTGCACAACACGCAAGATGACGGGGATCGGCTACCCGCAGTTGAGTGCAGTAATTGAATGCGCTGACGCTGCTCATGGTCTCAAGGGTCATATCATAGCGGATGGAGGGTGTTCCGTTCCTGGAGACATTGTGAAAGCATTTGCTGCGGGTGCCGATTTTGTGATGCTTGGTGGAATGTTGGCTGGTCACAAGGAAGGTGGCGCATCTTCATTCGGTGACAATAAGTTCTATGGTATGAGTTCAGATACCGCCATGGATCTTCATAATGGTGGTGTGGCTAACTATCGAGCAAGCGAAGGTAAGACAGTTGAGATTCCATATCGTGGAGAAGTAAGCAGAACACTACAAGATATTCTTGGTGGTCTGCGTTCGGCATGTACTTATGTTGGAGCGAGTGAATTGAAAGAGTTGAGTAAGCGAACTACCTTTGTTCGTGTTACACAACAATTGAATAATTCCTTGAGTGCTTATGAGATCTAACATGGCAAATCGCGAAGAAAAAAATAAATTTTCCATGATGATCATGAATATGGCAATTGATGAAAGAATTGATCATATGGATGCAATCGCCACATACTGCGAGCGTAATAATCTCGAGATTGAAGTTGCTGCGACGCTTATCAATGAAGCCCTCAAAAGTATAATTGAAGGTGAGGCAATGGAATTGCGTTTTCTCCCACGAGGTAGTAGATTGCCTTTATGAATGGATATGATCTGTACGGATTGTATCAAGCAATAAAACTGCACTTCACATCCGAGACATACAATTTTTTTCAATACGACGGCAAGACAAGGATATCAGTCGATGCGTTTCAGAAACGTCGTGACAAGTTTTTGTTCCACCGTCTTGCGCGCAAGTATCGCGACGATGAGATGATTCCATTTTTGGTTGCTAATTTTGTACACAGTGATGATAAATTCACCAAAACTCTTTTGGAAGAAGAATCAGAGGAAATCTTCAGAAACTGGAAAAAAATAACTGATTCTATGAGTAAAGTTTACCAAGAAGACCTTATTCATATATGTCCAGATGCAACCCAATTTAACGATTTATTCAAGGTTATTGATGGGCAATTCCCAAAACTTTTAAACCTTTATATGCAGAAAGAAGTTACCGTTGAAACAATGGTAATTTTAAATAACCTTTTTAATTATATTGCAATCTGGGATAAAAAAATATCTGATGATATTATATACCCAAAAATATCTCGCAAGATTCGGAAGTATGGTGCCTTTCTTTCTGTTAACACAGAAAAATATAAGGAGTTGACGAAAAATTTGTATAAATAGAAGTGCAGGTCGCGATGCTGGAAACATCCACCTGCTCTAATGCTAAAGAGGAGCACCAGCATGTCTATTTATTACATCTACGCATACATTCGTTCATCGGATGGAACCCCATATTATATCGGCAAAGGATCGGGCAATCGTGCTTGGTCGAATCATGGTGTAAATTTACCAAAAGATTATTCTAGAATAATAATTATGGAATCTGGTTTAACTGAACTCGGTGCATTTGCTTTAGAACGAAGATATATCAGATGGTATGGGCGCAAAAACAATGGAACTGGTATTCTTCGAAATATGACTGATGGTGGCGAAGGAACTAGTGGATGCATATACACAGAAGAATCAAGAAACAAAATTGCTGCAGCAAATAGAAAGCGTAAACAATCTGAAGAAACTCGTAAAAAAATCAGTGAAGCAAGAAAAAAACAATCAGCACCGTTCCAAGGAAAAACTCATTCTATCGATTCTAAGATTAAAATAGGTAATTCTTGCAGTCAGCGAATGAGGGGGAAGGAAAAAACCGAAGAACACAAACGCAAAATTGGTGAAGTCATGAAAATTGTTAGGAAACAAAAGGCTTTACTTTTGAAACAGAATACTATATAATTATATTATGATGAGACAAGTGAAACATCATGCAAAAAGTGGACAAGTCGATATACAATTTATACAACGCAATACGGAGTAATACATATGACGCTATCTAGTCTAAAGAAGGGTTCATCCCTTGATAAGTTGAAGAAGGCAGTCGAAGCCTCTTCAGCAGGTGCTGGTGCCAAGAGTTCTGATGATCGTTTTTGGCAACCAGAAGTAGATTCTGCTGGCAACGGATACGCAGTTATCCGCTTCCTCGATACACCAGCAGTTGACGGTGAAGATGGTCTTCCTTGGGTACAAATCTGGAATCATGGTTTTCAAGGTCCAGGTGGTTGGTACATCGAGAACTCTCTCACCACTCTCGGCAAAACTGATCCTGTTTCTGAATACAACACTGTTCTTTGGAACAGCGGCATCGAAGCCAACAAGGAAATCGCACGTAAGCAAAAGCGTAGGCTGACTTACATTGCAAATATTCTTGTGGTCTCTGATCCGAAGCGTCCTCAGAATGAAGGTAAGGTTTTCCTTTACAAATTTGGCAAGAAGATTTTTGATAAGATCAAAGAAAAACTTGAGCCGCAGTTCGAGGATGAGAAGCCATTGAATCCTTTCGATTTTTGGAAGGGTGCAAACTTTAAGGT